CAACTGCATTTCTATTTTCTAATTTGTGGTCTTCTCTAATAGAATTAAATTTCATCTTCTCAACTAATGCCTCACCTAATCGTAGATTGTATGCTCCTGCTAAATCACAGATACGGATAATTGCATCAGCTAGTTCGACTTCCGTGCCTTTTCGATGTGGTAATTTATCATCCATTAATCCCTTGCGATCAGCTTCCATTGCTTCTGAAATCTCAGAAACAATCAACATTAGTTTATTACTAAATGTATACGGATTAGATCGAATATCTTTACCTTCTTTATCATTCCACCAACCAGCATTATAACTAGCCTGGTAACAGATATCCTTAATTATGTCTACATATTCTGCCAAATCATCAAACATATACATCTCCATTATCAAAACATTTTTGCTGTTCGTAAGGCGTGGCCACTCGTCGGTAGAACTCCATCTTTGCTCCCTCTAGAGCACCAACAATATCATTAATAGTTTGATATGAAAGAGTTTTAGTATCAATATAGTTTCTACATAATTGAGACACTAGATAGTTTAATTCTCCAGGTGTCTGTGCACCATCATACTCCATATTATTCCATAACTCTTCTCTACGGGCCATTAGAATATAAGGCACTAGACTCCACCGATCTTTTGTAGCACTGCTGTTAGCACTTCAGAATTTTGCATCTGGCCGGTCCACATCTGGATGATAATGTCCCGCATCAATGAAAGATTGTAGATAGTGGTCAGCATGAACGCGAGAACGCTGAGGTTCTGGAGATGCTTTGCCTTGTCTTTCCATGACGAGACCTTGGTCTTCAGCGAGCTTACGTACTTCAGAAGCACACTTCCATAAGTCGATAGAAGCCATAGGATCAGAGTTACCCACAATAGGTTTGACATCATTTTTTACTTCCATTTCTTTCAAGATTAATTCTAAACGAGCTAAAGCATTCCATGCCTCGTGTGCCGCATGGAGATGTCCGTAATCGGTATCCACTGGCCCGGCAATGGCCGCTTTACAAATGTGCCGAATTTCTGCATCGCCATAACGGTCCACTCCATTGGGGACAGTTTCCCATCCTTTCCAACTATATTTGTTTGCTCCTGACTCGCTAACTTCTGCAATTGCGAGGCAAGCTCTGGGGAAATATTCAAGTAATCCTCGTCGCACAGGAGACTTACCAGCATCAAGCTTGGCTCCAGGTTCTTTGTGTGATCGACCATTGGGATCATATTCCTTATTTGTTGGGTTCATTTGTAATTTAGACAGGTTCATACTGTTCTTCAAAGGCCGTGATGAGACGGGGGTCCATGTGAGGGAATTGATCTGGGATGTCAAGTACCTTGACTGACTTATGTTCAAAATCAAACTCTTTCCATTTCCGGAAGTTCTCTTTATTCACAAAGACAATCTCATCTGCCCATACAATCAGTTCATCACTACATGGAATCAATGCATAATCTTCTGATCCACAGCAACGCGTGTTGTACTTCTTTGCATATAGACGAGCACCGGTAGCACTGCGTAAAATACCAGCACTGCACACGAATACTACCTTCTTATCCGTTCCTTGATATGGATTATCCCAAGGAGAATCTGCTTCAAAAATCATATCACTTAACGTCTTCATAGATAATTCTCTTTCAAATACTTTGTACTCACAAACATCTCATCAAATGAACCATCAATTACTTCATGTAACATGATGATACCACGCCAATGCTTATTGCCTTGTGGGCCTAAGTAGTCTTCGTCGTGTTCATAGGCCGATCCAGCAATGATTGAACAAATCCTACTCCCATCAGCTCTGCTGCCATAAGCTACTTGCCTACCCTGTTGGTGTCCTGCAATGGAACTCATGTTTGTCTTACGTAATTGCGCTGATGCGGTCGATGCTGGTCTGCCAGCAACACCGGTAACAAAATAATGGCTGTAAGCAATACCATCCAAGATGACAACATCTAAGAAATTATTAACTTTATTGTAATAGTTAGTATAAAGAAGGTCATTGACACTGAGCACGCCATCAAGCTTAGCATCATCATTGACAGCACGATTGATTCGATGCTCGTGGTTTCCATATAGGATAAACGTTTCCGGCTTGTATTGTTTCTTTCCATTCCTACGTTGTTGAGCATTATATTTTTCCAATGGTTCCCATAACCTTTGATTACCCTCGATAGCTACTGCAATATCTTCTACGTAACGCCGACCTTCAAAGGATTTCTTACCTTGATCGTAAGAAGACAGGCTACACATATCTGCAAAGTCACCTAGATTAATAATCTTATCTGGTTGCTTTTTAACAATGTAATTACCAATAGCTTCCAAGAAGTCTAAATTATCTTTAGGTCGTAATTGGCAATCGGGCAAAACGAGATGTTTAATGTCGATACTCCTTCATAAACCAGGAGATATGCTTCCTTACAGCTTTGTAATATAATCTAGAAGGATACTCTAATCCACGGACTATATGTAGATTAACCCAGATAATACCAGCATGAAAACGTTTCATTGTAGTGTAGTATTCCCTGGCATCTTGATTCTGGATTCATCTTCAGATACTTCTTTTGTTAGATCAAACAAAGCACCCTGCACCATCAAAGAATTCACTGCATATTGAATCAGGTATGTAATCTCTGTTCTATTCAATGAACCTTCAAAATTAATGGAACCATCTTCATTTTTTACTTTTAAATCCAAACGCATTATAAAGTATTTCCTTCATGTAGCTGTCGTTTTGCTTTTATATAGGCTGCATGAGCTTCCTCAGAAGTATTGAATACACCTAGATGATATAGTTTTCCACAAGCTTTTATTTGGCTTCGGAATCTATTCCCATATGTAAATGCTCCTAAAAGTTTTGTGGAACTATTACTTTGTGCTGCAATTCTATTTTCTTGATTAACTCTGCGAGTTGTATCTCTTAAATTTGAAATTCGATTATCAGAACGAATTAAATTAATATGATCTATTACACCTGTAGGCCATTCTCCATAATAGAGAAACCAAATTAATCTGTGTGCTAAAAGCACATTTTTATGTACTGATAATACATGGTAACCAATATCATTTATAGAACCAATCTCTTTTCCTACTATTTGTTTAGGATGATTACTAGCCTGCCAATAAAGTTTACCTGATTCGGGACAATATCTAACCAGTCTTTGTAATTCTTTCTTGTCTAAAATCATTTACCTCCTTTAAAAGGTCTAAAAAATGATCTAATTTTACAACTGCAACAGCCACATCTCTATCTTTTTTTATAATAACTAAAGGCTCGTGCTGTCCATGAGATATTGCCTGTGTTAGATAAGTGTGTACTTGACTAGCAGCCTTAGCTTTACATTCTATTTGATATGGAATTAGTTTTCTAGCATGGGGACTAAGCTGAATGTCTTCCCCGGGCTGCCCCATTCCAGTACTTTTTACATCATCAGGTTCTAGATTTTTGAAAGTATTGAGAAGCAAATCCCTGACTTTATTTTGAAAACCTTTTCCTTTTTGCTTGGCCGAGGAGGGCTTAATTTTGAGTTTCCATTCTATTGCTCTGATTGGTAGTGTTCTCATTAACCATCTTTCATAATCCTTTTCCAGTTATCATTAGGAATCCTATGGATATACAGGACTTGGGCATTCATGTCCAGTTCTTCTTCACAGGAATAATATTCTAATACAGTTTGGTAAAAAGCTTCTGGCAAACATGAGGCAGAACCTTCCCAGGTCTGATCTTCAATTACTTGATTCAAAATTACTTTAGCTTTCTTAGGGCCAATTCCCTTTACTCCCTTGATCCCATCAGTAGTATCTCCAACAAGAAGTTGGTAATAGAAGAAATATAAAGCATCTTGGGGACTTACTAAATACTTCCGACCAGGTTTAACTACAATACCTTTATGAACAATCTCTGGGCTGATATGCCAGCCTGGGATCATGTCGAGGTCTTTGTCTATCGACACAATAACCGATTCAACTCCTTGTTCAGAATACTTAGTCTGTTCAATTCCTAATAAATCGTCGGCTTCACAGCCGTCTGAGAGAAGACCTCCCCACTCATCAACTAGATGCTGCTTGCAGACTTCTAAATATGTAGGACGTGGAGTATTGATACGATTAGCTTTATACTCAGGATAAATCTTGTACCTGAAGTTATTTTCACCAGTGATGAACAATTGAAAGTCTTTAATGTTCCATTGCGCTAGAATCTTTTCTATAGCAGCATTGGTATTCCATTTAGCTACTTGTTCATCCTGCCCCTCTGCCATAACGGCACCAGCAAAGGCCGGTGTATCCGCATCTATGAGGGCGAGCATGGGTGTTTAATATAAACAGGTTTATGTGGGTAAGTATCAATATATCGTTTTGCAGATTCAATATAATTGAACTCAAATCCAGAAGCCCACCATTTTAATCCTAGGAATGATCTACGAATTTGTGGAATATGCATTAGTCGGCCATATCTCCTAATAGTTTTAATCCTTGCTTCCATTATCTCTATATCCTGGTCGTTTAGTTTCTTCTACTGTCTCATTCTCTACATCTTCCACATATTTCTTGAAGACTTCAGAGATTAACTTCTCATGGAAGTAGCCCTTATAGGGCATCTCCATTACCTGTTGCTTCCTCCATTTAGGAGCAGGGTGTGCTGGATTGTAGTAATGATTATAAAACCTTGACTTATAGTTGCCATGTGTATAGGAGCCGGTGCCATCTTCTTTGATATCAATGATACGCACCAAGCTACCTGTTTTTACACGTTCACAACCGTCAGGTATCAACTCAACTGTTAAACGGAGTATTTTTCAGTTCCTTCAAAGTCTGTTGAATAGACAACTTGGCTGATCCCCACAGAACGTATAAGTTGATCACAAGATTTACACGGTTTAGCCAAACCCAAACGCCCACTAGGGCAAACGCGACTAACATAAATAGTAGAACCATTTAAATCACTTAACCTATTCTCTTTTAGGAGACGCACAATTGCTGCCTCCTCTGCATGTCGATTACTTTTCTTCAGCCAGGAGTCATATCGGATTTCATTGTAACCAGAACTTAATACCCGATTACCTTTGACAATCACTGCCCCGAGGCGGTGCCTCACAAACGGACTCTTGCGAGCTTGCTTGGAGGCTATCCTAATCATGTAATCAGATCAGTGATCTTGGATGCTACCTTAGCAGCACGATCAGATTCCTTTAGGTGTACATCAGATAGAGCAGCATACTTAGCTGCAGATGCTGCATGAGTTTCTTCCAATTCCTTTAGATCATCCACAGCAGATTGAAAGTCTGCCAGCACTGAATCAACTGTCTTAAAAAATGAAAACATTTAAACTGCTCCTTCTAGGTCATTAGGTTCATCAAATAAATCTGGCGCGTCATATACAAACGCTACCAGTTCTTCCGCCATATTCTTCACATCAACCACGTTGGGAGGTGATTTGCCTCCAGTAGTAAGGATTTCGATTGCGTGACCCAATGAGGATTGTCGAACGATGAGGCGTTGCCTAGCAGCACGTTCATCTGGAGTTTCATAAGTGCTTCGAACTGCTGTGCTAGGTGCACTCTTTGTAGATGCAGAGGCAGCATTTCCTTCGGACTTAGTGGCACTGCGCCATTCGGTAAAGTCTTTGTCATTTTTTCCTGTAACGATTTCATATCGTTCACCTTCTTTAGCATTCTTCAGGACATCAAATGTAGCTGGATTGGCAAAGCTGATTAATTTCCATGCCTTGGCTTCGCCCTTCTCATTCACATATCCGATAACAGCAGTGGAGTATCCACCCTTTGCTGTCTTTGTAAACGTTGTACTTACGTCTTTAATTTCAATTTGCAAAATTAACTTCCTTCATTTCTAATTTAGTAGGCCCTGCCTGTACTTCACAGGTCAGCGGTAATACAAAGTTGTATTTCCACAACTTCTGAACAAGCCCTGGAACATCTTCAATAGCTTGTTTTAATAGGAGACATATATTATACCATGTTTTCTCCGAACAATCAACCACAATGCTGTCATGGATTGTTCCTACCTGACAACACTCTGATTCTAATTCTGGATGTTCTCCTAGTAATTGGTTAAACCGTAATCTTGCAAGCATAACCAAGTCGGCCCCAAATCCCTGACGATGTGTTACGAATATACCGTTTCCGTATATTCTCTGCATGTTCCCATGCAGTCCAGACTATATCATCACCCTTGTAGGGTGTCCGGCGCTTCGAGAACACTGTTCTCTACTCCCTTGCGGGATAGTCGTTGCACCTTATTTAACCATGCATGGATACGTCTATGATCTTGAATAGATACTAAGACAAGATTATCTGGATGATTGTTCTGTTTATTCTCATCTAAATGATGAATAACATGTCCAGCAGGGAGAAAAGCATAACCATTATGCTCACAGTAAACAAGGATATGTTCCAATATCTTATTACCGTCTCTTTTACCAGAATACCAATCAGGGGCAAATACCAAGCTATATCCACCGCTGCTTGTTTCCTTTTCAACAGCGTTATGATGTAGCATTCCAAACTTTCCTTTCATCGGATTCTTATCTCCAATCTTATGGAGTCTACATAATCTAGAAGTTCTGGTCTTAAACTGACCTTCATGGTACGTTGTAAGCCAAATCTTTTTGATCGTGTAGTAATCACGATTATATTTCTGCATAATTGCTTGAACTCCTAGATCGGAGTTAAACAATTCAACAATCTCTTTCCACTCTGTTTCCGTTACCGGATTAAATTTCATAGTTCCTCCTATAAATAAAAGACACTACTATTACAACAGATAAGCAAAGGTTTGTCAAGTAAAATCTTGGCTCAGGATAACGAGTTCTTCGCTTCCCCTGAGTTCACCGGATTTTCTAATTACATTACTGTAATAAGCCGCTACTTAATTTAACGGGGTAGTTTTTGATGACTGTGAGGGGCCATGGTTTTCTCTTTGTGTAATCAGGAGCAATTGGGAAATAAGCTCCTGATGGAATGATGATACGTCCAGTGGACTGTGCCTCATACACCAGCTCTTTGTGCCACTGAGCAATTCCCCAATATTTCGCATAATACTTATCAATTACGTCTTGCCAGAATTCTTCTTTACGACTAACCACCATGAAGTCGGGGTCGTTAGCATAGCTGTAGGCAGAACCTCCATAGAGGAGCCTAAACTTGAACACTTTGGCAATAAGTCTTGATGGCAGACCAAAAGCGGCTTGGTTGTTGGAGTGGATGTCCTCCCCATCAATAATTTCCTTAGAAAGGATACGATCTCTAGATAACTGGGCTGCACAGACTACCTCCAATCCTTTTATGTCTGCATTACATAACATATCTACTCATAATAAATTTATCTACTTCAGGTGCAAATTGTTGGGCGTTCGGTTTCGAACAAGAGAGACGCCCTGTACGGGCTACTACCTGATTAAACTGTGGATGAATATAATCTCCCCAATCAGATTTATCCATTAAGTCAGGCAGGGATACTAGGAAGCTGTCAATGAGCTTACTTAGATATGCACGCCTAAGTAATAACTCAATAACTCGTTTCTGTTTCTTGCTACCAGCCTTCAGTTGTTTAAGAACCGGTTCCCCTGTTTGGTAAAGTCGTCGTTCTTCTGTCGATTTTTTGACTTCGCTGCGAGGGATGGGTCGAAAAAGACCATCAAATTTGTACTCTTCTGTTTTCTCGAACTTGTTCTGTACGTAGGTTTCACCTGTTCTGGGTCCTGACTTGTAAGCCATGGTTCGAGGAACAAAGTAATCAATTGAAAAGCTCCCGCCGTACAGCACACAGCTAAGGTGGTCACCACTATCCAAGTTAATGGACTGACATCCGAATAATTCATAAAGTTCCCATTCAATTAAATCCAATTCTTTCTTGAGAATATCTGCCTCTTCCCGTGATCGACCTTTATCATACTTCAATCCATTCCATTCCATCTTCTGCAAGACAAGTAGATCGGCTCCCTGTAGGAGGATCAGCTTATGTAGTTCAGGTGTCATTCGTGGATCATGTTGCTGACATTCGTAGATTGCTAATGTTCGACGAACATCTGAAACATTATAGTCAACCACCACATCTTCAGGAATATCCTTTGTATCTACTCCCTTATCCCAGTAATCTTCTAGGCCACCTTCTTTACCGGTGATCCCATAGAGACTACATAATGAGTCCATCGATGCAAACGGATTGGTTTGCCCGGAAAGACGGTACTCGGCAGTCTGACAATCCCAAATACGGCAGCCTTTAGGGACTTCAATGCCGTGTCTCTTAGCCCAATGTAGGTCAAATTTTCCATTAATTACAATCAGTAATGTTGCTTTGCTTATACATTCACGTAAATTAGAAATAAAATCAGCATCAGTATAATAGCCTGATAATACCTCGCCACCATCCCGAAGAATAGCCCAAGATACCATGCCATTCGAAGGACGGAATGCTGAGCCATCAGGATAACGAGAAGTTTCTACGTCGAAAACAGTAATCATTCCACATCATATTCTTCGTAACGGAATCCATAATCCTTAGAAATATATTGTCGTGCATTCATTAATACATCTACATATATCTGCGCAGAAGCTTCTAATTTAAATATCTTTAGAAGAGTATCTCCATAATAATCTTCTTCAAATACAGCATATACTTTATCCATAATTTACAATGTCCTTAAATCTACCAAGTTCAGGTTGAATTAAAACTTCCATTCTTCCATGTCTCAACGACGGTATAGTATCTTCATCCCCAATGAGTTTGTTCTTCGAGAGGTTGATGTAACGAATATATTCCGAGGCTTCGTCATGTGTTTTGCCAAGTCCAAGTATCCAGTCAGCCTCTGCCTGTTTGCTTGTTTTAGCGTTCGAAACATTAGCCATAGTGAGCCACTTCTGTCCTTCAGCAGTTCCATCAGCCTGACACACTCCAATCGACGGCGCATAACTTTTTGCAAGCTCACGCGCCCATTGATAGATGGCTCCATATACCAGGTCGTCTCTATCAGCTTTAAAGCCTTTAATCTTGTCAATTTGGTCATAAATAATTAAACTTGGTTTTACACGTTGTAATACTGCTTCTACCGTGGACCGATCAATTTGTGCAGAATCCACCAACAGAAACTTATTACCCACCCTTTCTTGGAATCTTTGCTTGTACTGCTTAACGTTCGCCAGCAAGACATCTAG